CTTAAACTAATATAATAGCCTTTATAAGATAAGCCCATGATTACACCCTTCCTATAGTTCTCAAGGTTAAGACTATTCCAAGCGTTGACAGGGTTAACCCTGTCAACACATCAAAATTTAAAAGGATCACAACACCTAAGAAAGCTATTGCGAAACTAATTAAGATTAAAAAAATATGCAATGTTATATTCATATCTTTTTATATTTTGTTTTTAGTTCAACCGATTCACCATTAATCAAAAATTGATTATAGATTTCCTGATGTTTTTCCTTAAAAGATTTAACATCAAACCTAGTAACATTTTTTTTGATTATCTCAAGTGAGTATTCTTTATTTTTTATCTTACCCACTGTGAACCCACCAAACGCCTCAACTATTGGTAATGTCTCTTCCTTAACATCAACCCAAAGTTTATTGTATGACTTTCGTAGGTCGTTAACTTCACAAGCATTCAATAGCTTTTGAGAAGTAGCCGCCTTTAATTTAGGTAGCTTTTTCATTTGTTTTTGTACTGACATTTTTTACTCCTTTGTTAGTGTTTTTTATGTTTTGTACATGTCCCATATTAATCATATTTGATAAGATGTCAAATCATATTTAAATTATTTACAGCCCTAAGTTGTAGGGCTGTAGATTAGAACCATTCTAAAAAAGAGCAGACAACAGAAATAAAAATATTAAAATTAAGATTTCCTTCCATAATACCTGAATAAAAGCCCATATGATAAACATCAGGCAGCAGCTTTTATAAATTTATTATTAATATTACGCCCCTGACCCTTGGCAATAAGTCCCACAATCACGCCTCTAGGGTCTTTGAATCGTAAGTCGTGCTTATCTCCATTAATCACCTTACGACCCTTCCACCTTTTGGGCAGCTTGTCCCTAAAAACAACAGCCACATTATGGCCAGATCTGATGGCTGCATCAATGTCCGAATCGTTACGGCCTGAGTCGCTAAAGGTAACATCAAGATTTTTGTGATCATGATCCAAATAATTTAAAACTTTGGTATATTCATAAAATTGAACATCAGGGTGAAGCTCATGAAGGGTACTTCCTCCATCTACCTTCATACGATGCCAGGCAAGGTCTGAAGTTCCATTCAACCTTACTGCAAATTTAAAGCCCTGAGCTGCTGCTCTTTTTTTTAGCTGCTGGATCTCAGAGCTTAGCTGCCATAAAAAAGCGTTCTTATTGGTCCAGAATAGATTCGTTTTATTTATTCTAGCTTTTTGAACTGATCCCATCTGGCCACGGCCTGAAGTATTCAGACAAGCAGCAGCACATTCAGGGGATGCTTTAGGACAGACGTTTTTGCCACTTAAATCAAACGGGGCCAAATGAAGGATGGCTGTCTTATAACCAAACTTCTCCCCCTTAGCCATTTTGGTTTGACTGTAGTAGTTAAGAAGCGGCATGAATTACCTTCTCCCAGTTACCGTTAACTTTAGCCAATTTGATTTGGCTGCTGTAGATGGAACCAGCCTCATCAAAAAAACCCAGCTCCGAGCCCTTCGCATCTATTAGCATAGTTTTCTTAATGCCCTTGCCTTGCTTTGGTGACTCCAGGAGCTTTCCACTGCATAAAATAAATGGATGGAGCTGGCTGCTTTTTATTTCTTGGCCTTTTTTTAGATCTTTAAAGTGTATCATTTTTATTCTCCATGTTAGTTAATGGAATCTTATTAACATGGGACGGCTACAGCTGTCAACTTTTATTTTAAAAGCTTCTGCTGCACAACTTCAGGACCAATTGTTAAAGCTCTAAATTAATAAGTTCAAAACTTTTAGAATCTTAAATAATTTTAGTTAATGTAATAAACGAAAAAAAGTTGCATATGCAAGTTTCACGCACACGTAAGTATTAGTTATATATAAAACGAAAAAAAGTTGCATAGTCAAGTTTCACGCAACACGCATATGTAAGTTTTAGTAATATATGAAAGAGTGAAACTTTGCATAGCAAAGTTTCACGCAGGTGCGTGAGACGTGGTTATTGCGTCAAGATTTTTTCAAATGCGTCTCGTAAGTTTAGGTTCTCACAAACTAGAACCAAGTCTCTCGGTTCTCGGATCACGAAAATTTGTAAATTTTCAGAGGTTCTCTGCGAGAGATCCTCTCGCAAGATAAAAGATTGTCCGCCATTCTTAAAATGTGTCAAATGCCAATTGATCTGATACTTTGAAAGTCCTAAATTCTTGACATCATTTGACTTAAGTTCAATCCAAATACTTTTGTTATTTATCAACCAATAAACGTCAGGGATTCCATTGATTGTATTACTTTCTAAACGAAAAATTTGACCTTTTAACTTTAATTTTTTTATACGTTGCCAAAGATTTTTTTCAGATTTTGCCATTAACTTATTAAGTCAATAACATAAAAAAACCCCTAACTCCACTCTCGCATTGTTAGGGGTTTAACTAGTCAATTAAGAATAATATCTTTTAAGATAATTTGCAAGACTACGTTCTATTTTAAAAGAAAAAGCAATTTGTGTTCCAACAAATGCCTCTCTACAATTACTAAAATCTTTAATAAAATCTTGAAAACTACCTTTATAATTATTTTTTAATGCTTTTTTATAAATTTGTTTTAAAGTCATTAATAAATTACTGGAATAATTGGCAATTCTTTTATGTTCGTATGAATAGAACCACCATTATTGCCTTCATCATCACTTGTCATAGTCAACCAAACTCCATTATTCAAAAGTAATTGAATTGGTCTATTATGCCAACCATTCAGTTTACTTTCTTTTTCTGAACAATACTCTATTTTAATAATCGATTTACCAAGTAAATGTTTTTCTATTCTTTGCTGCCATGCTTTACTTAATTCATCATTACTCATTTCATTAAGTTTTTTTTCTTTTGCCATTGTTAGTCCTTTCTTTTAACTTATTAATTATTTTTTTTGCATACTTTTTATCTGATTCTCTCTTAAATATACCTTTCTCTTTTGATTTCTCAACTTTTAAAAGTTTATTATTTTTATTTACTGTAAAAGTTAGCATAACCATAATTACTCCTTTTTTGCCATAGCACTTTTTTTATGTAATTGAACATCTAAATTGGTTGCATAATCCCAAACTATAATAAATCTCTCTAACCAATTAATTTGTTTATCTGTAAGTTTGTCATTCCACATAACCTCTTCATCTGCACTACCTAATGGGGACAGATTTTCTCTGTCCCCAAAATTGTTATAGATTTTAATTAATGTATCAATACTAACCATTATTTACTCGGTAATTCCTTTAATGTGTTTTGAGGAATTGTCATATTAATATTAGTTTGTTTAGCAATCATTGATATTTGAGATAAAACCTCTGACCCTATCATATCACTATGTAATAGATCAGTTGCTTTTTCTTCTAACTCATCAAGAGTTTGTATCTCTTTACCTTTTTTAGACTTGTAAAATGCCTCTTTAGTCTCTGTTTTACAAGTGTGTTTCAAAAAGTTTTCGACTCTATCAGATAAATCAAATAATTTACTCTCATAATCATATTTTGGAATATCGTACTCATTCCAACTCTTTCTAGTTTCTGCCCATGATTTTAATTTATCTCTGACTTTAGAAAAAAATTTCATAACTTTCTCTCTTTTTTCGTCAAGTCGTCTTTGATGATTTTTTGAATAATCGTTAAAGTCTTTCTCAACTTTAAGATAATTCAAAAGGTCTTTCTCAATCCCTAATCTTTTTTTAAAAATTGGAAAGTTTTTTTGCGATTGCTCATTAATCTCTACTTGGTGTAATGATTCAATCGCTTGTCTTTTATCAGAGAATTTATCAGATAATTTTTTTAACCAATATTCTCTGTTGTCTTTGCTTATTTGTTTTGACATTATTGCTCCTTTGTTTTTATTAGTTTTTAAAGTGTATATTTTATGTGAGGGAAAACATACAAAAACCTAAAATTCATTTTAAAGGTTTGAATTTCAAACTTACCTAATTATTTTTATTCTCTACTAGCTTATAGTCAAAAATAATCAAAAAAATTCTTTTAACCTATACTAAAACCACCACTATACTCACAAAACTCTGCAAACTCTTCAACATTCTCTATTGAAAAAGGATAAGAGGCATCACTATTTCTTTTGTGATATATCTTATCCCAAATTTTTTTATCTGCTTTAGGGAAATCTTTTGGTGCAAGGTTACTATTTCTCATTTTATTGCGAACTTGTTTAGTATGTTTCTCAAGTTCTTTTTCAACTTTCTCATTATGTTTTTCTATTTTTTTTCTTCTTATTTCCCAATCTCTAGCAAACTTTTTGGTATGTCCACTATTAATTAGATATTTCAATTGTTTTGCTATTTGAGCTGCCTCTTCATCTTCAACTATACAATGGTCATTATAACTCCAACACTTTTTTTTATCTTCATTAATAACTTTTGTATATTCTAAAACGTAGTGTGCAAGAGGTCGCCACCACCAAACATTGTTTCTAAAATAAGTACCTTTTTGCTCTTGGTATTTACCCAAATCGTCAAAATATTTTTTTTCTTCTTCTTTTGAACAACCTTGAAATAAATCTTTTGGACACTTTGGATTTTTTACTTTAATGTTTTTTGGATTTAATCCTGTTATATCAAAACCCATTATTACTCCTTTGTTAGTTTGTTAGTATTTACATCAAAAAAATATTTTCCATTTTTTAAAATACTTTCTTGAATTACTTTATATTTATTAACTATATCTTTTTCACAACACCAACACAAAGACAATTTAATTAAATCTTTGTAAGATAATTGTTTTTTTATATAGTTTAATAAATTCTTTTCTGATTTAAGAGTAGTTTCTTTTACACTTGTCTCAAACCACTCTTGCTCATGGTTTTCAAATGTTGCGATAACATCTAATTTTAAATTTTCTATAAACATTCCTTTTCTTATCCCATGATAATAAGATAATCAAGAAAAAAATTAAAATATCTTAGAAAAAATCAACCAAACAAAAAACGACAAAAAACCGACCAAAAATGGAAATCGTATTGTAAAATACAATATATATGCAAATAATTCTCCCATCTACATAAGATAATGATTAATTTTTAAAAAACAACTTATATTTTTTTTATACTTTTTATTACAGAATTTGGAATAAGTGTTGTGTTTCCTATTGTCTCAATCTTTTTTTTATCATCTGATAATGAATAATCACCAAAAATTCTTGTAATACCTTTAGATTGACTTAATAAATGACCTTTAGTTATGCAAGTTGCTAACTCACTCTTTTTAACCTCTTCAAAACTACTCCAACTTGAATTTGAGACAATATCAAACCACTCGCAAGAAACCATAGGATATTTTTCTATTTCCTCAAAAACTTTTTTTGGAATTTGAATTTTTTTATTTTTTCTTTTGACCTTTTTCATAAATATTTACATAGTAAAGTTTCAGGAATTTGAAAAAATTTTACATAGTAAAGTTTCACGTATGTGAAAAAAAATTACATAGTAAAGTTTTACAAATATCATTTTTTATCCTCTGTTTTTACAAGAACAACACCTATTGAGGTATGTAAATGGGCATTATGAACTTCATTAAAAACTGTCATAAAACCACCACTATGTAATAATTTTTTCTGGCGTGACGTTAATGATATCTTTGGCTTCTCCGATTTTACCTTCAAGCTCTGATAATCTTTTCTCAAGTTGTTCACGACTCATACCCTCCAATCCAACATGTGTTACCTCTTTCTTATCCACAAACATACCTGCCATTTGGCCTGATCTGTACTCTGCATTTACAGCTACAGCAAATTGTTTTTTATCTTCAGCTTTTTTACTAAGTGTTTCAAATCTTTTATATTTTTTTAATTTATCACCTTCATGTTTTTTTAGTTCCTGGTTATATTTAATCTCCATATACCTAACTACATGTGGATTTTTATTAGGGTCTGTAAGTCTACTTGCTATTTCTGTGGGACCTTCGGGTTTATTAGATTGATAGCCAGCTCTTTTGGCTGCCTCTACCTTTGATATTTCTCCCCAATTAGATACATATATATCTACAAAAGCTTTTTGCTTTAGGGTTAATTCATTTGATGATTTTAATGTATTTTTTCTTTTAGCCATTTCTTGACCAAATATAACACGAATTTTTCCTAATACACTTATCTACAAACAAAAAATTTAAAATAAAATTTGTAAAAAATGCGTCCTCTGTATCTTATTTCTGCCATATTCCTAAAACTGACAATATTTTCCTAGGAAATTCCTAGTGTTTTCCTAGTCTAAATTGCTCTAGAATTGTTGTGTATCAATGTTTTTCCTAAAACTTGCCTTAAAAAGGGCTATTTCAAAAAAAAAATATTTTTTTGTTTGTAAGAGATAGTATTGGGAAAAAGCCCCGAGGGCCGAGATCCGTGGTGCTTGTCCCCCTTACCCACTACCAATACACAGAAAAAAATTTTCGCTAGACAACTAACGTTACCAAATATTACCGATTCACGGAGCTGGGTTTGACAACCTGGTATGAAACAACTAATAATGAATCAAGCAAAAATATTTTCATTTTTGCCTCTTTGTTAGTTATTCTAGGCTACATAATTTTTATTTGTTTCTTATGTGGCCTAGATCTAAAAAAAGTCCTCCAAAGCCAAGATCTACATATACTGATGATTGTAAAGATTACTGCGATATGAAAGCTCTCCCAAACAGTAGGATACATGCCAAAAAAAGGGAATATCCAGAGTTGTATTAAAGTGCTTAAAATCAAGCCACTACCAACATCTATTAAAGTCTCAAATAAGTTTTGATTTAATTTCATAAAGTGTTATAACTAAATTATGTTTCATATCTCAAATATGAATCCTTTCTCACTGAGGGGTGGCGATTGCTCCCTGCCCTTCAGGTTAAAATTTTTTTATCCACCATGACTAATCTAAGATATTATGATCAACGTAGACATTATCAGCGTCCATGATTTGTCTACGCTTGTTCTCAACCTGTCTCCTTAATTCTTTTCTTTGCTCCTTATCCTCTATCAATTTTAACCTGTTAAATAGTTTATTATATTCGTGCCATAAAAAATGTCTGCGTTTAAATTTAATAAGACCTTCTTTTAAAGCTTTTATATATCTGAATCTTACATTATCTGGTTCCCATCCTGCCCACCAACAGATCTGTTCGAAATCTTTTGATGAATAGATCCAAAAGTGAGCATCACATTTATTTAAGCTGCTTTTTCTATCTCCAGCTAGAAGTTTAGCATCTTCAAAAGCATTTAGAATTACATGTCTCCAAAGTTTCTGTTCATTATTAACATGATTTTCAGAAACAACATCGTAAGCTATTTTAGTGCCCATAAGTTTTAACAAGTCGAGTGAGTAAATCACGATAATGGCCTTTAGAAAATTTTAAATTGCAACGATTGGCGACTTCGTAATGATCATATACATCCAGAATAATTTCTGTGATGGCTGCACCATCAAGATTTTCTTCAAGAATATGTTCTTTAATCTCTTTAAAATCTTGATTCATTTCTTTTTTTGTATAATTATCCATTCTCATATTTTAATATCTTCACGTCTATAAGAGCTAAAATCTATAATATTTGATTTATTATTTTTTATTTTAACTATTACCCTTTTGACTTTCTTTTTTTTGTCAGGTTTACTGTGGATCGAATAAATATCATTGGTATCATGGAGGAATTGTGGTCCCATTTCGGTATACCCGTATTGGACACCATTTAACATAGAAAAAACTGTTGATTGAAAAAGTTTGAATTGAGAAGGTGTAAGCTTCTCAGCTGCGATAACCGACAGCTTTGTTAAATCAGTGATACCATCCCTTTTCTTTGCCATGTATATAATCCCAAGCTATTTTAAATAATAGTGTTTGTTGTGCTTCTGATCTATCGTGAGACGTGCTTCCTGATCCGTTACAATGAATACAAGAATGAATAGATTTAGAACAAGGGGCTATTACTAAACCTCGACCTTTACACTCTAAACAGTTCTCGTAGTTGTATCTTTTATCACTCATATAAAAAAATTTTTATTTTTACAAGTAATAATTATAAATGAGATTTAGTAATGGGATCAATGCCAAGGGTTTATAACCCACGACAAAATATTAATTTAGGCCTTAAATCCTTTGTGTTCCAAATTCTTTTTCCAGTTTTAAAAAGTCCTTTTTCTTTACCAGAGACTCTTTTACATGTGTAACCAATGGTTTTACCAACCAAAGTCCATTTATCTTTTTTATACAATTCAGCGGTTCTTGGTGGTTCAATTAACGATTCGAAACCAATAACTTCATCTCCATATTTTTGTTGCCAATCAATGCTTATTTGATCTCTCCAAGCTCTTAAAACTTTTGTTGTAAAATTTCTTAATGGGTATCGATTGTTTACTTTTTCTATGTGATAAAAAATGTTATTTACAATATTATTAAGTTTAGTCTTATCTACTTTAAAAAATTCATTACGACCTTTTAAATAGAGTGTGCTACTTCCTCCTAATATATGGCCATACATTGTTTTATCAAAATATATGGCATAACATATTGATCTTCCCACAAAACCTTTTGGTTTTGTATAATGTTTTTTCATTGATTTTTGTAGAAGCTTATCAGTTTTAGATATGCTAATCAGTCTAATCACTGCACAAATTAATGTTTAGTGCCTGATATTCTTAACTTTTTTAAGTCTTTTACTGTAATACCTTCAGCTCTAACTCTCATGCATCTAGCATTAAAATTTTCTATTTTTTTAACTAATTCCATAGTTTTATCTTGAGGTGCATGTTTGAATTTTTTCATCCACAACCAATTCCAAAAATTATATAAAAATCTATTATTCCATTTCCTGTTTTCAGTATTATCTACTTTTTCTATTTCATATTCAAATGAAAGAATTTTTCTAGACTCTTTACTTAATGCCATAAAAATCCTATATGCCTTTTTGTTATTTTTCATATATCCTCTCTAGGTATTTTCTTAATTCCTTATCCTGCACATTATCTGGTATTTTATTTTTGTAAAATATCTCATAGCTGTCACTGCCATACTTACCAATACCAAATAATTCTGTAGCATCTTTACCATCCCATTCTAGAAAGTCACAAGACATTCTCCAGATTCTGTTTGCTCTTACATTTTTCATACCAAGATCTTTTAACATGTCGGCAATGGTGTCTCTGTCTGATAACAATAATTTCCATGCATTAGGAAATTTATCAAAGAATTCTGGTAATACTTTCTTGACCTTTTTTCGACCAGTCTGATTGAGACAGATAACTCCAACCATATGTTGCCATACACTCTCTACTTGTTGTTGTACCATAAGATCATCTCTCATAATTCTTCTTTGTTCCATATTAACAATAACAATGTTATAAAAAAATATATTAAACCGATAAAAAAAATACTCAATAAAAAAGTCATTTTAAATTTTTAATTATAAAATAAGCGATAGTTGCTCCAATAAAAATACATATTAATCCATATACCAACATACCGAAACCTAAAGTGGCACTCATTCTCTTAATTTCAGCTTATTGTTCGACTTGTTCTCTCATTTTTAAGAACTTTTGTTTTGCAATTTTTAACATACGATCAAAAAGTGACTCTGCTTTAATCGTATGTATTTTATTTCTAAGTTCTCCATTTAGATATAAGGTTATATTATTTTTATCTAAATCAAGTTCGATGGTAAAAAATTCTTTACCCTTTATTTTTTTTGGATCCATCTATAGCTCCATTTAAAAGCTTTGTTCGATATGTAGCATTTGGAATTTTTAATTTTCTAGCTTGATGATCTACATAATCACTTAATATTTTTGAGATCATTGCACCTGGAGCTCTAAACTTGTCCTTGCAAAGACCTCTAAGTAAATCGTAATCATATTTTTTTATTGCAACTGATTTCCATTTATTGATGTCCATCTTTAACCTCCATATCTTTTGTTAGTACTAGTGGTGACTCATCAATGCCTAAAGCATCCTTAAGTTTTTTATTTTCAGCGGTGAGCTTGTCTAAATTTTTTTGAAGTGTATCCATATTTTTTAACAAGCCTTTAATTGTAATCCCAAGTCTATCTAAAGCAGCTTCTAAATTAACATCTGATTCAGGTTTTTCTCCTATTGGTGGATGCACACTTGAATTAGCCATTGGTGATGATGTTGTACTATTAGTCATTGGTGATGATGATGTACTATTAGTTGTAAATTTAATTGTTTTCTTGATCGACATTTTTGTCCTCCTCTGTTGGTTCATTTAATCTACATTCTAGTTCATCCTCAACTAAATATGTAGAAATTGTTTTATTAAATGGATAATGTTTTCTACCTAAACCATCTATAAAGTGTATAGCTGCTATAGAATCTACATACATTTCCATATGAAGTGAATCTTCTATTGGACTACCATCAAAATCATGTGAGGGAATAAGTGCCAATTGTTCATCTACTTCTGTCATGATATTATCTAATATAAGACTTTTACTCTTTTTGTTTTTCATGAAATCTTAAATACATGGGATAAAAATTAAAGTCAATGAAATTATGAAATATTTTTTAACTATAACCTTATGCTCTATGATTGACAATGTATGTATTAATCCACATACTTTTCCACAATCTTTTGATAATTTATATTCATGCCAGATAGCAGGGTATAATAAAGCTATTGAAAAAATTGAAGAAATTGGTATCGATAAAATAAATGAATTTAAAATTTACACAACATTTTCGTGTAAACCTTATAATTTAATATGATCTTAAAATTTATATTATTAGGTAGTATGTGTTGGAATTTTCATGATGTGGGTACTCAATGCACTCAATATCTTGTAGATAACATTTTAGATTCCACCAAATGTAGAGAAAAAGCAATAGAGGTAGGTAGAGCTAATAAATCAAAGATCGAAGAATTAGGGGGCTTTATGGACTATTATGAGGTACATTGTATAGCTATTGACCCTGAAGGCTACAATCTTGACCATTCATTTAAAATATCTTATAATATCTTATGACAGCTTATCGTATCAGAGCTAGTATGGGAGGGCAGCAATTAGACCATGTAGTTGAAGCTGCAGATAGTAAAGAGGCGATATTAAGTTTGTCAGAACAAGTGAGCCAAGGTAAAGTTGAAATTATCAATGATGGTTTTACTGGTAATACCAGAGTTCACATAACTTATGAGGAACTAAAATGAGTCCTGAAAAAATAAAGTTGTTGAAAGAACTTCAAGAACTTGAAAATAAGTGGTCAACTGGTTTAATGACTAATGGTCTTTGCACAGTTGAGATGCTTAAAATAGAAAGAGATATTAGATCAAAAAGAAATACGATCAAATATCAAGATGTACAAGAAAATTTAGCTAGAGCTAGTTAATTTTTCTTAAAATTTATAAAAGGAAACTTTTTACTTAGGGAATCTGTCGGTTTTTTAAACTCATAATGATTTATTATCTTATATAATTTTTCTCTTTTGCTAACAGCATATGGTATAAATAATTTTGCTAACTTAAAAGCTTTTTGATGAGAGCATCTCCATCTCCACTGATCTTTTTTATTTAAAGAACCTTTACCCTTTCCTTTGAAATGAATAGTTCCTGTTTTAACAATATCATAAAAATTTTTAATGCAATCTAAATCAGTCATTGCAATTTCCATGCCAATGTTCCATTTCAAATAAATTTTTCCATTTGGCTTTTTGCATTTATATTGTGCATAGTTTATATTTCCCTCGCCATCAAATAAACCTGCTGCATACCCAATTAAATCTTGATTATCATGTGGTAAATTTTTATTTTGCATCTCCCCAACTTTTTCCAAGTCCAAAATCAACTACACTAGGAACTTTAAATTTTATTGCATTTTGCATTATCTTTTGTATTTCTTTAGCATGTTTTTCATCTTTAACATTAAAACATAACTCATCATGTATTTGTAACATAGGTAAATGACCCTCATTAAAACAATCGAGCATTGATTGTTTAGTTTGATCTGCAGATGATCCTTGTATTAATCTATTTAAAGCTTTGTAAGTATATGCTCTTTTAATGTTATTTTTACCGTATTTAGCTACTGCATCTTCATATTTCTCTGCTATGTGTAAGCCAAAATCTCTAGTCTCCCACATGTCAAATCTACATTTTCTACCTTTTTTTGTTCTTATTACACCCTTTTCATCTGCAGCAAATTTGCATCTATCAGATAATTTTTTTACAAACGGAACTTTTTTATTATATTTAATTATGAGCTCATCGGCTTCATCTTTCGAAACTCCTAATGATATCGCTAATTTATTTTTACCCATACCATACATTAAACCTAGACCAATTGTTTTGGCTTGTGTTCTTTCAATACCTACAAGGTCTGCAACTGTTTGATGAAAATCTGCCTCGCTGTTTTGATATGCTTGTACCAACTCGTTTGATCCCTCATAACCTTCTCCAATAGATGCTGCATAGTGAACAGTCATCCTAGGTTCTTGTTGTGAATAATCAAAACTTCCCCACTTAAATCCTTCTTCTGGTATAAATAGACTACGTATTTTAGGGCCAAAATCTTTATTTCTAGCAGGGACTTGTTGTAAATTTGGATTGCTCATTGACAATCTCCCAGATACAGTTCCTCCATTATCTCCTCGTAATTGATTTATCTCACCATGGATTCTGCCATTAACTTGATATTTCATTATAGAAGATAAAAAAGTTCCGTGAAATTTATTTATCTCTCTTGCACTCACAATAAGTTGTGCTATTTTATTTTTATTATTAATCAACCAGTTTTGCGTAAAGGAAGGTTCTTTTGTTTTTTCAGTTCGTGGGTAATCTAGCTTCAACTTGTCAAAGGCTCTGGCGATCTGGCGGGATGCCCAAATGTCTACTTCTATTCCTGATTCTTTTTTTATGGCCATTAATATTTCTTTCTCTTGGGTCTTCATTTCTTTTTGTAGTTCTTCAGCTTTTTCCACTTGTACTCTCACTCCTCGTTGACGCATTTTTATCAGGATCGGAAGTAATTGCTGCTCCATTTCCCAAACAGTAGTTAAACTTTGTATTGCAATTTCTTGTTTAAATCTTTGCCATAATTTTAATGTAAGTTCTGCATCTTGTTCTGCATAATAACCTACATGTTCTGCAGGTAGTTTCCACATTTCAGCTTTAGGGTCGATACCGTGTGCTGCTGCAGCTTCTTTTAGTTCTGTTTCTGCTTTTATCTCATTTAAATAATCTACTGACAATGCATTAAGAGAATAAGAAAATCTATTTTCATCTATAAGTGCAGCTGCGATCATTGTATCAACGATAGGTCCGTGAACCTTGATGCCAGATGCTTCTAACCAACCTACATCATATTGTGCATTATGAAAAATTTTTGTTGATGGTAGGGCACAAATATCTTCCATATATTTTTTTACTTGTTCAGGTATCATATTTCCACCACCTAAATGTCCAAAAGGAAAATAACCTTTCCAACCCTCTACAGCTACTGCAAAACCTACAATTTCTCCTTTACCCAGAGCCCAACCTGCCCCAAGTTTTTCATTAATACCATCGTCTTTCGTTTCAAGATCAATTGCTATTTCCTTGTACTGAGATAAATCTTTATATTCACTTGGAGTATTCCACATAGATTTTTTAAAGGTAAGTGTTAATTGTAAACCATTACTCATTTAGATTCCTGAAACATTATTCTTAATACTGTTGTTCCTGGGTTTAGATCGTAATCTTTTATGCACCCTGTCAATAAACTGCTTAACAGCACAATCACCACAATAATAGATTTTGTCTTCAATAATGACTGCATTTTTTTCACATTTTTCACATTTAATTTTTTTGTTTTCTTTCATCAAGTTTATCTTTAAGATGTTTAATTTCTAAATCACAATAATGTTTTATTTTTTCTAAATCTTGTAAAGGGTTCCCTTTTAATAAATATCTACAAACATATTTTATAATGTTAGCTTGAAGAGGGTTAAGATTATTTTTTCTAATAAATGTCCAAGGTTGAATGATAAATTTTTTATAATGTGATCCCCCTACTTGTTTTTCATCAGGAAAAGTTTCGTCAAACATGTCTTTATTAGTCATTTTTTTCTTGTACATAAATTAAATAATCTTGTCCTATTGGATAGTTAAACTTATAGTCAGATCTCAGTAAATGTAAAGTTTTTCTTGCTCTGGTTGCACCAGTATACCAAACTTTACGTTCATCGCTTTTTTCTTTTTTATTTTTATTTTTATAATCTGAAGGATAATTACCTTTACCATATAAAACTACATGATTAGCTTCTCCACCTTTAACACTATGTATTGTGTCTATAGTTATTAAAGGATCTTTATCTAATTCTTTTTGACCATATCTTCTTAACAATCTTATAAAATGTCTTACTTGTCTTGGTTTAAAATTTCTTCTTAATATCCAATACCAAGGTTTATTTTTTTGGTTATCCTCTAAAGTTAAGCCACACCATTCTTTTAAAGATTGAAAATCGTATTGTTTAAAATCAGGTTCTGCTCTCCAAAACTTATCTAATCTATAGGCTGGGTCTTCAAGCTCCCTAATAAATTTATACATAGTTCTTGCAGCCTTCTTATCAATTTTTTTTCCATTTGATATTGTAGTCCAAGATTTGATTGCCTCCCATTGTTTTTGATCAAAACATTTCGTGCCTTTATTATCTTTATAATAAAGACCCGCATCTTTAGCTAACATTCTTAATTGATTTACTGTTTCATTAATTCTTCCTAGAATATACCAATCCTCTTTTAATTGTTCAAAAGGAATTTCTTTAAAAGATAAATATGCTTTTACAAGACCTTTTGTGTTACCTGGCAGATATTCTTTCTCTTCACTATCATTAATACCTCTTCTAATTATTTGAGAAAATTTATGTATTGCCTCTCCAAATCTACGAGTCCTTCTTAATTTAACTTTTCTACCAGGAAAAAATTTTGTAAAATATTTTGGATCTGCTCCATTCCATTTATATATCGCCTGATCATCATCTCCTGCTAAATAAATTCTTTTTACTTTAGGAGCCATCTTATAAATAACAGACCATTGTAAAGGTGTGCAATCTTGAGCTTCATCTAAAATTAAAACTTTTAGAGAGGGAAAATCTATTTCTTTAAT